AATACCTAAACCGCTTAATCTCTTTATAGTTTTGTCTCTTTGTCGACATTTTGACCCCAGATTATTTAATTTTGATAGGCAGGGGGTATATAGTATCCCAATAAAAATTTCTGTTATATCGTCATAACCCCCTGCCATATAGGTCAGATACCCCCTAATTATAGCCCTGACCAGGGCTTTTAAAAATATTTATACTTTGTTTGTTCGGTTTTACGATTTGAACAGGTTATCTTATATGTATAATAATACATATACGGAGTCGCTCCGTTTAAGACTCCGCGACTCCTATATATAATATAATATATAATAATATGGGGAAGTTCTGCCGTTAATCGGCCAGCGTTAAATGACTGTAAATGATGGGGACAACTGATGGGTAGAAAACCTGGGATTCAGAATATCCCTAAGCGCGAGGCGCAAGAAAAAGCCTTGCAGCAACTGAGCCAGGGTAGCACTATTACCCAGGCTATGGCCTCTGTAGGCCGCTCAGATGTGGCCTTCCGCCAATGGTGTGCAACTGACCCTGAGTTCAAAGCACGTGCCGAGGCTGCTCGCCTCGAGGGTAAGGGCATCAAGACTGACCTAAAGGAGCTGGGGGATATTTCCTTTCCCGACTTCTCCGAGCAGTTCCTAGACACTAAGCTCTTCGAGCATCACCTTGACTGGGTAGATTTGATTGAAGGCCGTGACCCTCGCTGGCTAGACCCAGCCATGACATACGAGCCAGGTGCTGCCAACCGCGTACTGATTAACGTACCACCTGAGCACGCCAAGTCCACAGTCATTACGACTAACTATGTCGTTTACAAAATTGTGACTAACCCGAACGCCCGTGTGATTATTGTATCAAAGACACAGGGTATGGCCCGCAAGTTCCTTGGGGCGATTAAGACAAGACTTTCCCACCCAGCCTTCACTAAGTTACAAGTGGCCTTCGGCCCCAACGGTGGATACAAGGCGGATTCAACACAATGGTCTGCCGACATGATTTACTTAGGTACAGGCCGCGACTCTGGCGAGAAGGACCCTACGGTCCAAGCCCTAGGTATGGGCTCCCAGATTTACGGTGCACGTGCTGACCTAATTATTATCGACGACGCTGTGATGGGCTCAAACGCCCACGAGTGGGAAAAGCAGCTCGAGTGGATTCAAAAGGAAGTTATTACCCGCCTTGGGCGACATGGTAAATTAATTATCGTTGGCACTCGAGTTGCACCAATTGACCTATACAAAATGCTGCGTGACCCTCAACAGTGGTCTGGTGGCAAATCACCCTTTACTTACTTTGCAATGCCTGCCGTACTTCAGTTTGACGAGAAGCCTGATAACTGGAAGACGCTGTGGCCTAAGACCACAATGCAGGAAAACGAGATTGATGAGCCTGACGAAAATGGACTTTATCCGAAATGGGATGGACCCTCGCTCTTTACGCGCCGCTCTGAAGTGGCGGCATCTGTCTGGGCTATGGTCTACCAACAAGAAGACGTCCAGTCCGATTCTATATTCTCGCCAACAGCAGTTGCAGGATGTGTTAACGGTATGCGAAAGCGTGGACCGCTTAAACCAGGTACTCCAGGACACCCGTCCAGAGCAGGCTCGACCTACACAGTAATTGGCTTTGACCCTGCCGTATCTGGTCGTTCAGCATTTGTAGCCGTGACTCTTAACCGCGACGATAGTACAATCTATGTACTTGACTGCGTCAATATGGCAGACCCTACTCCGCAAAAGGAGAACGCTCTGATTCGTGAGTGGGTCGAGAAGTATCACCCTCAAGAATTCCGTGTGGAAATTAACGCACACCAGAAGTACTACGCTATGGACACTGACCTGCGTAACTATCTGGCTACCTACGGCTGCCAGTTAAACTCACACTTTACTGGTAAGAACAAGTGGGACACATCTTTCGGTGTAGCATCTATGTCTAGCCTCTTCGGTACTATACATGATGGTCGCTACCAAGACAACGGTCTAATCGAACTACCAAGCAACGAAGGCTCTGAGGGACTTAAGTCTCTTGTACAGCAACTGATTACTTGGAAGCCAGATACTAAGAACCCAACTGACTGCGTGATGGCTTTATGGTTTGCTATTATTCGTATACGTGAGTTGATGCAACAAGGTAGTAAAGTGGGACAGTACCAAAATAATCGATGGGCAACCAGAGCGCAAAAGCAAAGCAGGATGTCACTTAACCTTGATGAGGCGTTTGCCGAACAATGGGTTGACACTTATGGATAAGGAAATCAAAATGGCAATGGAACGCAGATTTAGAAAATTAGAAAAAACAGCAATTCCAGGTGATAAATATGTCGACCCGCTGTACAGTCGCAGAGCAGGTTTTGAACCAATTACACCACCGATGGCACCTTCAACAACAATGCCTACACGTACACGCGGCGCGGGTGACCCTAATTACACGAAAAAGATGCAGGCTGGTAAATCAAAGCCAGTCAATAAAAAATAATTTTTTAACTTACAGTTAGGATAACAATGGCATTATCAATGGAACAAGTTGCGGCAAGAGTCGAGAACCTTCGCTTCCGCAACGCTGAACGCGACGGTCGCAACCTCGACGTTCTTGCAGTTCGCAAGGGACAGATTGCATCTGTCTATCCTGACTTCTTTCCAGATGGCGTAGATGCTAACGTAGTTGCTAACTTTATCGACATTGTCGCACGCGACTTGTCTGAGGTTATGGCACCGCTTCCTGCGGTTAACTGTTCTGCTGCTAACTCTGTTTCAGATAGAGCACGTCAGTTTGCTGACAAGCGTACACGTATTGCTTCTAATTATTTTGCTCATGCTGACCTAGCAGTACAGATGTACCAAGGTGCAGACTGGTACCTAACATATGGTTTCCTCCCATTCTTTATTGAATTGGATGAGGAAGCAAAGTTGCCGCGCATCCGCCTAGAAAACCCTGTGGGTGCTTACCCAGAATTCGACCGCTACGGACGCTGCACTGCCTTTGCAAAACGCTACATGATGTCTCTAGCAGAACTAGTCGCATTGTTCCCTGAGTATGAATACTCCTTGTTAGGTGGCGCAAGCTACAAGCAAGACTTGAATGCTCAAGTTGAAATGATTCGCTACTTTGATAAAGACCAATCAATTATCTACATCCCTACAAAGGATAACCTAGTACTATCACGTGCTAAAAATCCATTGGGTAAGATGATGGTTATAGTAGCACGTAAGCCATCCATTGATGATGAACTACGCGGACAGTTCGACGACATCCTAGGTATCCAGTTGCTTCGCAATCGCTTTGCGTTGCTCGCAATGGAAGCTGCAGAGAAATCTGTACAGGCTCCAATTGTACTCCCACAAGATGTACAGGAATTGCAACTCGGTGGTGACGCTGTTATTCGTACAGCTAACCCAGCAGGCGTTCGCCGTGTAGAACTTAATATTCCAGCAGGTGCGTTCACTGAACAGAACTTACTTAATGCAGAACTGCGCGTGGGTGCACGTTACCCTGAATCACGTACAGGAAATATCAGCGCATCAGTTGTTACTGGTCAAGGCGTACAGGCTCTTATGGGAGCCTTTGATACACAGGTCAAGTCAGCTCAAGCAATTTTTGCCTCTGCTCTTCGTGATGTAATTAGCATCTGCTTTGAAGTTGATGAATTGATTTTCCCAGAAGAAAAAACTATTCGTGGTGTTGACTCAGGTTCACCATATGAAATTACATATAATCCTAAGAAGGACATTAAGAACGACTATTCAGCTGATGTTCGTTACGGTATGTTGGCTGGTCTTAACCCAGCACAGGGACTTATCTTTATGCTACAAGCACTTGGTGGTGGACTTATCTCCAAGGATATGGCAATGCGTGAACTGCCATTTACAGTTAACGTAACCCAAGAATTAGAAAAGATTGAAATCGAGAATATGCGTCAGTCATTACTCGGTTCCATTACTGCACTCTCTCAAGCGATACCGCAGATGGCTATGCAAGGCCAGGACGCTTCTGAAGTTGTGCGACAGATTGCGGCTGTCATTAAGGCACGCCAAAAGGGACAGGCACTAGAGGACGTCATTGAAGAAGTCTTTACGCCACAGCCGCAACCAGTTCCTCCTGCTGGGGCCCAAGAAGCGGTTGAGCAACCGTCCCCTGTTCCCGCTGGCGCTCCAGCAGGAGGCGCTACACCTGAGATTGCCGCAGCCCCACCAGACATTATGAGCCTGTTATCAGGTATCACGGGTGGTGGAACACCGACAGCAAGCGTTCGTTCAACGCGACGCATATAAACTAGGAGGGGACAATGACTACGATTATCGGCGTACAGCACGAAGATAAATGTGTAATCGTAACCGATAGTCGCATTGCCGCAGGCGGTAAAGTTTATACACACAAATCTATGGTAAAGGCAGTTGAACGTGGA